AATGCTGTCACAAACATGCTCTTCCATGTCCATCATCCAGTCTTTCATTCTGCCCATAATAAATCATCTCCTCGTGTATGTGCGGATATAACGAAATTACGGTCATCAGAAAATTTAACCCAACGCCGATCCTTCACTTTAAGCCCTCGATTAGGTGGAAGAAATCCCCCGAACGTCTCTTCGAGGGATTCTAGACCTAAATTACCAGTGGTCTGCGATACATTACAAGTCACACGCCACGTATCACCGTGCTGACTAATCCGATTCTTGCCATGCCCGGAAACCGCACGAAGCGTTAACAGATCACCTTCTTTAATATCACTATGATTCAACATCATAATATTATTATCGTCCATAATGCTAAAAAGGTCAACGGTTAATTTAACTTCCGAAAACTCGCAGGATCAGTGGTATCATACATTATATCAAAATAACTGTTTATGAAACCACGATAAGCACCTATATGTGGAATGGTCCCCAGAGCAGAATCGATTGTATCCACAGTGGCATCGAGTCTGGGGACTTGATGTACCACACTAATATAATCTGCATCACCAAATATAACGACAGGTTTACCATGCAAAATTGCTTCCATGCCGACTCCGGAATTAACCATGACACAACAACTAGATTGAGCCAGCAAACTATTAATATTAACATTATCAGCCCATAAATACCCCTTTCCTATTTCTCTTAATTCTTCCATCGATCCTGGGTTTACAGGATGCCCTTTGATAATTAGCTCGATGGAACTTAACTTACAATAATCAACAGTAGCTTGTAGAGCTTCTGCCACACTAACCTTGCTGTGAAAACGTATCGTCTCATCATGTGGTATCTGACATGGGAAAAACACATAATCATGGTGTTCCCATGTAGCTGGTCCAGAGAACCCATCCATTCTTGGTTGATCAAATTTACTTTCACCGGCTATTTGACGATCACGTAATTTGCCGTATAAATCGCCCAAAGATGTATCAGATGTGCTCCATGGCTTTATAGGATGAACACTAGAATCCGGGCCCCAGCCCTGAGAATCTATTTGAAATAACCATGGAAATACCATTTGCATATAATAATGTGGATCATATTTTTTATTGACTGGAAATTGATGAGATTGTTTATGGGGGATGTACACTCGACTTGGTTTTAATTTTTCAACAATATCTGGAGTAAATTGCCAATTGGGCAATTCTAATACTTTGACAACATCGCCTCGTTCTTCATGCTCATTGGCCAGATCATCTACAAACTTTTTCCAATGCTGCCTAATTGGTTCTATGGCACCTCTTTCTTTAGGTACAGGTCCTTGCTTAAACATTACGTCTAAACGTGGTTTAAGAATCAGAATGTTTTTCATTTAATCCAAAACCTCTTATCTATTCCTAAGAACATATCCATATAATAACTCTGTTTATTACAATATGTTTCATTAGTATACTTACGGGGCCCTTTACCAGTCCATATATTAGTTCCATCAATAAATTCCCAGTCCATATCATTTGGACCAAACACGTGACATTCTTCATATAATGGGTCTGCAAACATTGTACCGTGACGGCTACTAAGAACTTGGTATGCCCTCCATAAAGCGACTTGATCAATAAACCACACTAATTTATTATTGCGTAATGTAGTCGATACTTCATCTGCGAATGTTAGAGATTCCCTTGTATAGTAAACAATACCAGCGGCTACATGAGTACCTTCATTCTCCCAGCCAACAGTTCCTGGTATAGGATCTCTAAGAAATAGCCCAAGTTTGGCATCAGGAAATTCCAAATGCTTCATAACTAAACAATCAGTATCAATGATTAGCAGTTTATTTACACCATTCCTAATAAAATGTGGAGCTACAATAAATCGATTACAGCTATAATACTCTCGTGTTTTCGGTCCACCTGTTTCACTACTCATTGTTAGTTCTATATCAAGATCACTATTTACCAAGGAAGCAGTCGCGTAATCCATAGGTTCAGGATCCATGACATGAAGATGTAAATTATTACCTGCTTCGTTGCAACTATATGCTAGAGGAATACCAAATTCATTAAAATACTTGCTATCACACGAAGCTAATATAATATTCCCTGAAGGAAATTGTCCGGAAAATTGCAAGCTAACCAAATCGTAACTCCTCCATCATTAAATCGAATGTGATCGATCTAGTACCAATTATTTTATCACAGTAATGTTCATACGGACAAGAAGTATAACCATCAGGAAAACAGAACGAAATTCTTATATCAGCATATTTTTCTACAATAGAACACATATGTTCATATCTTAGAGACACATCATTATTAGTTGGTTGTGTTTTGCGATTGTAACCATTAGTATCTTTGTAGATATTTTCTAAAGACAGCTTTGGAACTAGAAAATCAAATCCAATGCAATATATATCTGTGCAATCTCTTTTTATAGCTTCTAATACAGCATTAATACCTGTTGTTGATCTAGGACGTTGGCCGCTCCATTCTTTCTCAAAGCATTCTTTCCAATGTAAATCAATAGGTATAAATTGTTGTTTGCCTATTGGGAAAATAATTTTATCAGAAGGATAGGATGATTGTTCTAATTCTTCTTTTATTGTAGAATCTATCGTGACTATATAATCAGGCATATAATCACGATATATTGCATTGCATCCTATCGTTAACCCTAAATTACTAAGTTTAGATAAATCTAGATCGTTACGAGAGACTCCATTCCCTATAATAATACCGTTTTTCTTCTTCCATGTCATAGCAAGAGCAGGCCAAGCGTCTTCAAACAATGTCTTGGTTAATCGCTTATATTTGTGTGTGAATGTTTTATTTTTAATTGCTTCAATTAATATAAAATCATCTTTGTGCAATGTTTTAAAGAAATGGCTTATACCACGAACCATCTTTACATACTTAACATCAGGATTATAACACAAATCAACTACAATCTCCAATGCTGGAAAATGGTTCTCTTGTAAAAGCCGAATCCTCTCAGAGTGGTTATGACCATCTTGATTAATATTATCTAACACCTCACATATTCGAGGATGAGATTGTATCATCGGCCAATGCATTCCATATTAATATAAGGATGCACTGGATCTTGCCCCAGATAACCACCTGTCTCTGCTTCCTTACTCAACGATGTTAATAGCTTTACTAAATCCTTACGAGGATGAGAATCAGGAACTCCTGTAAACCACTTAGGTTTCCAAGGCTGAGTAGCCATTTTAGTCCAATGTAGTTGATATATATCAGATACTTCTCTTCCATCACCATCTAGAGTATTCCATCTAGGATCTAATTTTGCCACAAGATCGTGATTGCCGCTAAATCTTCCAATACACCGTTGATGATATTCTTCCATACTTCTCTGTCGATTAATTGGTATAACTACATCTTTCATTTTGTTGCAATCAAGCACCATTACACAAAACTCGTACCCTCCAAATCTTGTACCTGTCCGAGCAGCTATTGGTTTACCATCAAGAGGTGTCTCCCACAATTCTTTAATATCTCGAAAATTGATCATGTCGACATCCGTATAGATAGCGCGTCCTTCGAAATTACAGTATTCTGGTATAGCCCATCGATATCCACTAAATGGTGTAGGCCACTTCTTAGTTTGAAATCCGTGCCAATATGATTCTTGATCATGTGTTTGTCTCATCCACACTATGTCAAGATCATCTGTACAATTCTTACGAAGCGTGTATTCATATACCGCTTCTATATAATTATCTTCCCCATTACTGGAGGTACCAATAAATAATCTAATCATGTTTTTGCTCTCTTGTGTATTTGTAAACCTTCAAATAATATAAGTAACTATTTGGATAATTGATAGGTGATGGTAATTCAGTATGCTTAAAGTATTGTTCAAGCTCCTCCATTAGATCAGATATCTCTTTCATTGAAGAACCACAATCCTCGGGTTTGCATAAATGGCTTTCTCATATTAGATGCTTCACGCATTCTCATAGTTGTGTCTTTGTCATACGTTAATAGGTGTTTTCCGAATTGCTCTATCCAATAATCTTCTGTCTGACAATTAACATGATGATAACCAGGCCAATCAGGAGGCGCATATGTTATAGCTACCATCCTACATTTCTCAAAAATACTCATCCAATTATCCATGTATTTTTCTTCAACATGCTCTACAAACTCAACGCTCCATCCTATATCAAAGTACCAATCTAATTCTATGGGGCCATCACAGAAATCATGTAGAATGACAGGGGCATCTGCATCTACCTCATAGTCTCCATCAACACCTATTGCTTGTAATCCCCTGTCTAAAGCATATCTAACCATCCCAGCTGTACCACATCCTACATCAACGAATGTACGTACTTCTTTCATTCCCATCTCTGGGCCAACTATGTCTTTAAGAAATAAGAAAGCACCTCGATCCATATGAGTTTTATCGAGGTGCCCTCCAAGATGATCGCCTAGAGGAGTATCAGAATATTTGTGTGCTCTTTGCTCTTTAAGTTTTCGAACAACAAAGTTATCCCACGACTCGTGTGGATAATCTTCGTCTCGATAATCAAAAATACTTTCGCCATTGCTCATTGATTAGTCTCGCTTCCATTATATGTACAGGCCGTTTTTTATATTTTATCAATATATTATCGTTATAATATTCTTCGCTTTCCAGTACATTCAATACAAATTGTAATTTGGTTTCCGCATAATTAACATCTCCACGTGTTTTGTGAATACTTACTATTTCTCTTTTGAAATTATCCTTACCAAGACGTTCGACATCCTCTTGCAAAACTTTTGATGAACTATAATAATCTTTCCAATCACTTTCTTTACGAATTCTTTTCTCGCCCTTTTTCGCTTTATGCTTCTTACGGATGGTCCAAAAGTATTTACGTCCAATGTAGGATTGCTCCGGGCCATATATGCAATACACAAACCCAGCATGATGCAAAATATCCTCTGAATTAAATGGCTGATTATTAAACAACCATGGATTATCATAAATCATCATTCATCTACATCATTATACATGTCCTCTAATATATAGTCTTCCTCGTCCACATCTTCTACTAAAATTGTTTCTGTACCACAAAAACAACAATATGCTGGTTGGTTAATACCATTTTCTTCTATGTTAAAATATATTAAATATTCAGAACCACAAGAATCACATTCTATTTGAATTTTATTCTCAAAGTTGATGAGAATCTCGATTGACGTGTCCGGCATTACTATTACGCTACCCCTTATTCTATCTCACAAAAGCCCGCAGTACAAGCTAGTTCGCGATGTCCTTCTGTGGTATCTACTAATTCATAATCTTTTAACATTGTCCAATCAATATCTTTTGGCATTTGTTTCATTGCTTTTTTGTATTGCTTCTCATCACAGTCTTGATAAGGAGCTTGTCGGTATGTATGCTCAGCAAAAGGTAAGAAGCTCACGCCGCTCATCTTATCAAAATTTTTGTACACCCAAGCGCCAACTTCCATCCATTCGTGTTCTTTAACACTAATTGTTACAGATGGTTTATGCTCACACCAATGACTAGCATACGTGTCCCACAAAGATAATTGCTCTATTGCTGTTCGATCTGTCCTATGCACAGCATTTCCTGGTGATTTAATAGGGAATGCGAATACACTAATATGGTTTGGATTAGTTACATCATCCTCAGCAGGGAATTTCATATTAAGCATCATTTTTGTAAGCGGGTCTTTCTTATCACCACGAACAGTACGTATATAAAATGGATTGTGTCGAGAATGAATACCACTAGCAGCATCAACTAATTGACTAACTGTCCCCGAAGGCTTAACACACGTAATAGCTGCAGCAGCAGGTATATCTAATCTCTTAGACCACTCTTTGTTAGTATCAACAGCAGTTTTACGTAATGAATCCAATCTTTCCGTCAATCCATCTGATACACCATTGGTCAACGAACTGTCCATAATGCCTGTCATGGACACACCTAGCAGTCGTTCCTCATTGCAATTCTCAACCCATTTCTTCGAAATATATTTAAAATTAGTTAAGGTTGCCTGCCATGTTCCTAGTATTGTAGCTAAACGTACCTTCTCTTTTAATGATTCTATCGTTTCACCACTGCGGACGATACACTCTGTAAGGTTACAGAACTCTCGATCTCTTAATATGATTTCACTACAAGGATTTGTTCCAAAATCATGAGTAGCATCTCGTCTACCATTTGCCTCAGCTTTCTTTTGAGCACTGATACGGTTGAATATACCTCTCTCGCCACTCTTACTGTCGTATAGTGATTTCCATTCCTCGAAGAATATATTCATATCTGGTTTCTCAGTATAACATGCACTATTATTAGACAACGATCGCTGTCCTTGAGATTCCCACCATTGGCCAGACTTAGCCAATCGCATACGGTCATCACTAACATTGCTCAGACTGATCAACGCACTACGTCGAACACCTCCAACAATAACACATTCGGCAATCTTACATACTAGATCATGACATTCTAAAGAAGAGAGCTTTCTCCCAGCGGCAAGAGTGAATGTTGTTATGAAAAATCTAAATACATCCTCTAAAGGTTCTGGTCCACTAGCGCGGCCGCCAAATGTCTTCAACGGAGCACCGGCCGGTCTTACCTTTGACACATCCCACTTAGGTATCTGCCCTTGATATAACATCCCTATCATTTCTTTTAATGCCTTGGCCCACCCTAATTTACTATCCGCTACGGAAATTGTAGTATCAGTATCAAAGAATTCTTCGGCTACTCGTGGTAGTTCACTAACATATTGTCGTTCAACGCTAAATCCCACTCCTGTACCATTCATCAAGATGTATAATATCTCATCAAATGCTTGTGGTCTACTAATAGCAACATAACTGCAATTATAACCAGCTATATTTTCACGTCGAAGAGCCTCACCAGCTGTCATCATACAGCGCATAGATGGCATCACACGTAGGTCGAGAACAGCATTTTCTAACTCTTCTCGTGTTTTAGATGTTACAGTATAGTTACATTGTTCCTTTAAATGCAATTCAAAAAAATCAAAGTATCTACCAACCGTTTCTGGCCAGGTTTCTCGTCTATTTTCTTCCGGTAGCCACCGCGAATATCTTGACAAGTGTATAAATTGCTGATACGGTGACGGTAAATAATTATTCATTGTTTCCCTCTGTTAAATATTTCCAACTAATTGGAAAACATTCCTTGGCTTGGGTGTTAATATCTCGCGCAATCAATCTAGTTTCTAGTTGCGCATCCTCTTTTAACCTCAAATTACACACTCGAGCAAAAGCATATAATGTTCCACTCCAATACCACTCAGTCATCATTGATTGAGGCAATACCATACGTGCTTGTTCTGGACAAACACCTAGTCTTAGCAAATATTCATATGTCCACTTAGCACTTCTTAAAACAGTTTGATATTCATCAATAACTCTACCATGAGGGTTGATATCTATCTCTTCGTCTGAACTGCCCTGTTTCTTTTTTTCAGCTTGGCCTCGCCAGGCATCCGGAGTATAGAACTCTACTTCTTTGTCTACATAACGACGACTTACCTCATTCCACACTAGTCCTACTTGATGTTTAACAAGCTGGCGTGCAACAAATACAGGAGCTTTAATATGAAATTGCATAGATGCATGTCCAAATGGACTCCAATGACCGTGTTTTGATAGATATTTAATTAATCCCTCATCACCTTTTTCAAACACATGGTGCTTATTAGCAAATGATACTCTTGCCGCATTAACTACCGTAAGGTCTGTCCCCATCGAATCACATAGGTTGGCATAGATAAAGTTATTGGCTAAACTCACCGGCGGATCAGGGATCATTTCTTTTGGTTCTCTTTTAAGTATATAATTAGAGCATCTCGCTGGGCTTTCTTTTTAATACCAGAAAAACGCATTTTAGTGCCTTTGATATATTTCATTGGTTTGATTAGAAACTGATCTAAAGTACACTTGTCCCAAATAATATCGGATTCTCTCATTGCTTTAGAGTACTTATAATCTTTAACTATACCAGCTTTATTACCAAATATATTACCCAAAGCCGGGCCCATCTTGTTTTTTGTAAGAGAGTGGCAGGATTTACATCTCTTGAAAACTTTTTCACCGGGCTCCGCTGATATCACTGCCCCCGCTGAACAAAACAGAATAACTATGGTGATCGCAAGCAACCATAAAATTAGATCATGATTATATCTCATCAACATCTTTTCCAATTTTGAATACTGTTCAAAGCACTAAGATCAGTGAACGTATTTTGATTTATAATATCTAAAATTTTGGTAGCGCTAAAACCTTCCAAGATCATATCATTAATATCCTTACTTCTCAAATAAGATGGCCACACCACTATATTATAATGCTGTGTGGCTAGTTCCACCATCTTATTAACTATTTCTATATTACGTGGCTGATTATCAAATACTATTGTACCGGTAGAAAACCAACGGGAAATACGATTAAAGTCAGAGCCTCCAACAGCAACGCTATTAGGAATAAACATAGAATCGAAAGGACCTTCAAAAATATAGATCTCTTTGGTAAAATTAACATCATTAAGGCCATATACTAGAGGGTGCTTTTCATTTATTTTAATTGTAATATATCTGAGCTTATTGTTGTCAATAGCTCTCGCTTGCAAAGCAAACATATTGCCTTTTATATCATAGAATGGTATTACTAATCTTGGCTCGTTACCAATTATACGTCCTTCGTATTTAGGATCAATTTTTTCTAGTAATTGAGAATCTTCAACCCAGAACAATTTATCTATATGTGCTTTGGGGAGTTGCCTGTCTAAAGCATACTGTAGG